GTAAGCGAGTCTGTCCAAGTTGATTTAAACTCTGGTAATGGATATACCGTTATCTTAATACAAGATGGTGTTTCTAATATAGTTAAAATAAATGGAGGAGGAGATAGTGTAATCACTATCACTCAGAGTGATTAAATGAAAAGATTATTATTACCAATACTTATAATACTTTTAACACCTCTAGTTTATCAATCAACGCCATTACAAATATTAAAACTTAAAGTATTTGATAATTTTGTAACTACGCCAGATCCTAGTGGCAATTTTGTAATACTAAATATAACTGAAGATGATGTAGAAAGAGAGGGTGGTTGGCCAATACCAAGGCAAAGATTAGCTGAAATTCAGTTAGATTTAATTAACAACGGAGCTATAGGTATTGGTTGGGTTGTAAGTTTTCCACAAAAAGATCGTATGGGAGGTGACGAAATATTTGCTGAAACTTTACAATTTGCACCATCAGTATTAGCTATGTTTGAAGATGGCAAAGGTAATTATCCTTCATCACCAGGAACGGTAGTGCTTGGTGAAGATAATGGTGGTATGATAAGTTCGGGAGTGAAAGCAAACTATCCTCTCTTGTCAAGTAAAACAATACAAGGTTTAGCCGTAGCTCCCACAGACGTTGATCAATTAGTAAGAAGAATACCTCTTTTAGTTAAAACACCTAATAACGAATGGATACCTAGTTTTGGCACACAAATATATAAATCTTTATTAGGTGTAAAAACTTATATTATAAAAACTAATGATAATGGTATTGAAGAAATATCAATACAAGGAATACCACCTGTTAAAACAGATAGCTTAGGTCGTAAGTGGATAAGTTGGGTGGATACAGAGCAAACCAATCTTAGACAAATGTATGTAGCAGGCAAGTTTGTATTTGTTGGTGTTACTGCAAATGGAGTTATGCCTCAAATTGCAACACCTGTTGGATTGTTAGAGCCGCATAAAATACAAGCAGCCTTAGCAGAAAGTATATTAATACAAGATAGTCCTTATATACCAGATTATGCACTAGCTGTAGAAATACTTTCATTAATATTATTTGTTTCTTTAATTTGGTTCGCTTTGCATTTATTAGGTATTACTTGGGGTATAGCTGTTGGCACAGCACTAATGATGATTACAGCTAGTGTAGGATATATACTCATACAAAAAGGATTATTAATAGATGTTTCTTGGACATTAATATCAGAGTTTATAACAGGATCAATAGCTTTTTATTTAAGATTTAGACAACAATACAAACTAAGACAACAGATCAAAAAACAGTTTGAACATTATCTCGACCCACGCCAAGTTAAAAAATTACAAGACAACCCTGATTCTTTGGTATTAGGTGGTGAAAAAAGATATTGCACGTTTCTATTCAGTGATGTAAGAGGCTTTACTGCCATGTCAGAAAAGCTAGAACCAGAAGAAGTCACTAAAATTATGAACAAAGCTTTAACCATACAAGCTGATGCAGTTAAAAAATATGGTGGCATGGTAGATAAATATATTGGCGATGCAATGATGGCCATATTTAACGCACCAATAGATTTACCAAATCATGAAACTATAGCTGTGTTATGTGCTGAAGAAATACAAAACAATATTAAAAAAGCTAATCTTGGTATTGAAATAGGACTAGGTGTTAATACTGGATACGCTGTTGTAGGTAACATGGGTAGTGATACTAGGTTTGATTACTCAGCAATAGGTGATGCAGTAAACCTTGCAGCTAGGCTTGAAAGTTCAACTAAGGAAGTTGGAGAAGATATTGTTATAGGTTATGATACTATCAGTTCAAGTACCTTTAGTGATCAAATAATACTAAAGCAACTTGATAGTATTTTTGTTAAAGGCAAAGAAAAGCCAATTAAAATATATACATTACAAAATGGTTAATAAAAAAATGACAGTTAATGATGTAGCAGAGAGACTAACAAAGTTAGAAACCATATCACATGAACGTTGGAAAACTGCTTTTAATGAGTTTTCTGATATAAAAGAAGAAATAACTTATATTAATTCAACTATGAAAGCAGCAACATTTGGAGTGTTTGGTTTTCTTGGTGCTATTGGTATAGCAGTATTAACGAGTATATTAGTATGAAAGGATTATTAAAAAATATCGTGGGAGCTGTAGCTCCTACATTAGGATCAGCTATGGGTGGCCCACTGGGTAACATGGCCATGGGTAAAATAGCACAAGTTCTTGGTGTATCTAACGATCAAAAATCTATACAACAAGCTATGCAAAATGCAACACCAGAGCAAATGTTAGAACTTAAAAAAGCTGAACAAGAGTTTGAAGTGCAAATGAAAGAACTTGATGTAGATGTATTTAAGTTAGAAGTAGCAGATAAACAAAATGCTAGAGGTATGTTTAGCAAAGACTGGACTGCAAGAATCATAGGTTTATTTACCATAGGTGGTTTCTTAGGCTACATATTTTTAGTAACCCTTCAACCACCAGAGCAAAACAGCGAGGCATTAATTAATTTAGTGCTTGGTTACCTAGGAGGATTAGCTAGTGCAATTATTTCGTTCTATTTTGGAGCGTCTCACACCAACGATAAAGGAGAGTAATATGGAAATATCACAAGAGGGATTGTCTTTAATTAAAAAATTTGAAGGTTGCAAACTTGAGTCTTATAAATGTGCAGCAGGTGTTTGGACTATAGGCTATGGAAGCACTAACGATGTAAAAGAAGGTATGGAAATATCACAAGAAAGAGCAGACATGTTACTACTTGAAGATGTAGAGGTATTTGAAGAGTCTGTAAACAAACTTGTTGAGGTACCATTAGAACAAAATCAATTTGATGCTTTGGTATCTTGGACATTTAATCTTGGATCAACTAATTTAAAAAACTCTACTTTATTAAAAGTATTAAACGATAAAGATTACGATGGAGTTCCTGCACAAATTAAACGTTGGAACAAAGCAGGCGGTAAAGTTTTACAAGGTTTAATAAGAAGGAGAGAAGCAGAAGCCTTATTATTTGAAGGCAAAGAATGGCATGAGGTATAGCCGTGCCATTAACTAAATTACAATTTAATCCAGGCATCAACAAAGAGATGACTGATCTTATGAGTAAGGGTGGTTGGACAGATGGTAATTTAGTTAGGTTTAGAAAAGGACTACCAGAAAAAATAGGTGGTTGGGAAAAAGGAACTGATGCGTCTTACTTAGGCACAGGCAGGGCATTACTAGGTTGGGTTGCTTTAGACGCAACTAAATATTTAGGACTTGGTACTACTTTCAAATATTACATAAAACAAGGCTCTGATTTTGATGATGTTACCCCAATAAGATCAACCACATCTGCTGGTGATGTCACATTTTCTGCTACAAATGGTGATGCTACAATAACTGTAACAGACACCTCACACGGGGCTGTTCAAAACGATTTTGTTACATTTAGTGGAGCCGCCTCATTAGGTGGAAATATTACTGCTGCGGTATTAAATCAAGAATATCAAATAACAACTGTGGTAAATACAAACAGTTATCAAATAGAGGCTAAAGATAGTTCTGGTGCTACAGTGACTGCAAACTCTTCAGATAGTGGTAATGGTGGATCTTCTGTGGTTGGTGCTTATCAAATAAATGTTGGTTTAGATGTTTTTGTTACATCGACAGGTTGGGGTGCTGGTGCTTGGAATAACGGTACTTGGGGCTCAAAAACCGAACTAACAGAAACTGGACAGTTAAGATTGTGGTCACACGATGCTTTTGGAGAAGATTTAATTATAAATCCAAGAGCAGGCAGTATTTATTATTGGGATGAAACTAACGAAACAAGCACTAGAGCAGTAGAGTTAAGTAGTTTGAGTGGTGCAAATCTTACACCAACTAAAGCATTGCAAGTAATCGTAAGTGATATTGATAGACATGTTATAGTTTTAGGTGCTGATCCGATTAGTGGTAGCTCAAGATCAGGTGTTATAGATCCTATGCTTATAGCTTTTTCAGATCAAGAAAGTGCAACTAATTGGGAGCCTACTGCTACCAATACAGCAGGTTCATTAAGACTATCATCAGGATCACAAATA